CTTCAGTATCAGTCACACCTTCAGTTACGGTAACACCAAGTAGAACACCTAGCGTATCAGTTACACCATCCGTATCAGTTACACCATCCGTATCAGTTACACCAAGTAGAACACCTTCAGTGTCAGTCACACCTTCAGTGTCCGTTACACCTTCAGTGTCAGTTACGCCTAGTAGAACACCTAGCGTATCAGTTACACCATCCGTATCAGTCACACCTTCAGTATCTGTGACACCATCAGTTACGGTAACACCATCTAAATCAGCTCTTGCTACTAGGTATGCAATTACAGTAGGATGGCATACAGCCTCAGGAAATGATGCTTGTGCAGAACATGAAAACTCACCAGAAACCTGGTACTTTAGTCATGCCTCCTTCAATGCAGCAACATCTGTATGGGCAACATCAAATACAACATCGTATCCATCAGCAAGGTACTTTAGTAATGGAGCTAAACACAAATACTGGACTGGAACAGCATTTATTAACCCAGCATTCTGTACTATATAAACTATGAAAAAGTTGGATAATAAAATAAAAAACATTAACTTAAATATTTATAATAAAATATAATGGGATTTTTAGGATATAAATATCAAGTAGTAGGTTGGAAGAATACACCGACAGGTAGTACTCAAGGAGCTATTGCAGATGCCGGCCCATTCTATGTATATGCTAATACAGAAATAGCAGCTAATAAAATAATAGGTACAAACGCCAATGCAGAAGAGTTTGGAGGCTGGGACTATACAGCTTCAGCTGTTGGTCAATACGCAGACATAGTAGATGAGTATACAGCAGCTTCTCTTATGACAGGCAGTGTAACTCTCTCAGGTACTGTTTATAAAAACGTATTAGGTAAAGATGATTTAAATAATGGAGTTACCTTAACAACAGGTGAAGGAGTTAATAGTTTTATATTTAGAAGTGTTACTGAATGTACAAATGACTTTGCATTCGTACCACCTACACCCTCAGCTACGGTAACACCTAGTGCAACACCTAGTGTATCTGTAACACCATCAGTGTCAGTTACACCAAGTAGAACACCAAGTACATCCGTAACACCTAGTGTATCATCCACACCAGGAGCTTCACCTACACCTTCAGTGTCAGTTACGCCAAGTGTAACACCATCATTATCATCCACACCAGGAGCTTCAGTTACACCAAGTAGAACACCAAGTACATCCGTAACACCATCCGTATCAGTCACACCATCAGTGTCAGTTACGCCTAGTAGAACACCTTCAGTTACGGTAACACCTACAATATCAGCTACACCAGGAAATTCAGTTACAACATCCGTATCTGTTACACCATCCGTATCAGTTACACCATCCGTATCAGTTACACCATCCGTATCAGTCACACCTTCAGTTACGGTAACACCAAGTAGAACACCATCAGTGTCAGTTACACCTAGTGTATCCGTTACACCATCCGTATCTATTACACCAAGTAGAACACCATCCGTATCAGTTACACCTTCAGTATCCGTTACACCATCCGTATCAGCTACACCATCCGTATCTATTACACCAAGTGTAACACCAAGTAAGTCTATAACACCATCTACATCAGCATTGAACCTAACACTGGTTAAACTGTTCCCACCAGGAGCCTCCCTAGTCTCTGCTTGTAGCCCTGTCGGAAGTCTTGTAAACCACTGGCATGACGGATCTGGACAACCATCACCTGGAGATAGAATTTATAATAATAGTACAGGAACAGTAACAACCGCTGCTGGATACTACCAAAATGGAGCATCTGGATTAGGCGGGTATAATGACTTAGTAACACTAAACAGTAGTGGTTATGTAACCTCAATTCAAAACTGCGCAGATAATTGTGTTATAGAAGGAACATCAATATCTATATCTATATCAGAAACAACACCAGTGCAGAACTTAGAAATAGGGAACACAGTCTATTCTAAACATATTGAAACATTAGTAGACTCAGATGATCCTGTAACACTTACACAGTGGCATAGTAGTAATATAGACGGTAATCCTTCTACAGCAACAGTAACAAATAATCCATCAACTATTAGTCCTTTTGTTTGGAACTTCAATAATGGATTAATAAAAACTACAGCAGGACACTTACACATAGTAAAAAGAGGTGTTGAATGGTTAATACAAAAAGCAACTAATGTACAAATAGGAGACTACTTTGAGAACATTAATGGTGACTTAGTAGAAATTACTTCTATAACACAAGAAGAATATAACGGAAACGTGTATAAATTAAATGTAGAAGATGATGATGTTTATTACGCCAACGGAATACTAACACACAACATAAAATAATGGCAATTAATCTACTTGAATTCTCGAATCAAAAACCAGTAGACGGGTCTATTAATATACTAATGTCTTCCTCTAACCTAATCTCAGGAGAGTTTAGAGATTATGTTGTAATGGCTGTATCAATTCCATTCGAAAGTGATAATGCAATTGAAGTAGAAGGAGCACTAAACCAGCTTAATGACCTTACTATCTTTATGTCATCATCAGGGCAGCTAACACAATCACCATCACGTTTAGATTTCAGCTCCTTAAATTTAACAAGAAAGACCGGTTATTACTTTATACAATTTGAAAGACTAGAAGCACAGGATAATAATGGCTTATTACTAAGTTCGTCAACATATACAAAGGGAGATCCTTATTTTAATAACTTAATAACAGGAAGTGGTAACAGAGTAGACAAAACAGTCTATATGGAACCATTTGTAGAAGGTAGAATTGACTTAAGTGAATACGAAGCAACAGAAAATAATGCAACCCAACCTTTAACATCCCACTTTAGGTTTTCTGTAGATAGAGATAGAAGTCAATTACAACCAAATAACCTTGAGCAAATTACTGCTTCATTAGAAAATGCCACCTCTAGAAGCTTAGAAGCCGAAGTACAGGAGTCTAATTATAGTTCCACTGGATGGATAAACGGTAGGTATAATGGATCAAAACTATTCCCAATAGGCACATCATATAACCAGATTGGAAATACAACAACAACACCAATCTTCTTTGAAGATCCGCCATCATTATCTTTTATATCCTTTAAAGGTTCTAGACATGATTTCTTCGCAGATGATTCAACAATAAGAAATATTAATCCAAACGAAAGAGAAATAGAAAACTTTTACTTTAACTTTAAAGATGATGAAACTGAAAGAATCTTCTATAGTAGCTCCAACTCAGGATCTGTTTATCATATTTTAAACAATAACTCTTCATCAACCGAAGTAAATTTCTTTACAGAATATAGTAAATACCCTACATCCGGTAGTCATATTTATGATTGGAATGAAGGTATTAAACGATACATACGTGTTCCTAACTCTAAGTTTTATATATTAGAAACAGGTGGCGTAGCAACAACTAACGAAAAAGGAGCTTTAATCAGTGGTTCCTTAGTATAAAGATAACATAAATTAAATAATGAACATATTTATAATAAATTAATTAATAACAAAAATGGGATACTTAAATAACTCAGTTGTAACCGTCGATGCGATTCTTACCAAAAAAGGAAGAGAATTGTTAGCTAGAGGGGACGGTTCTTTCAAACTAACACAATTCGCCTTATCAGATGACGAAATAGACTATACACTTTATAATCCAAACCATCCCTCAGGTTCTGCGTACTACGGAGAAGCATTAGAAAACATGCCCTTACTAGAAGCATTTCCAGACGAAACCCAAATAATGAAATATAAGTTGACTACTCTACCAAGAGGTACTTCAAAAGTACCTATACTAGATTTAGGTTATGCTGCTATTTCATTAAAACAAGGAGCATCTTTAGCGATTACACCTCAAACGTTAAACTATCTTGGATCAACAAACACATTCGAAGCTAACGGATATGCAGCTACAATAGCAGACGCTAGAGTATTAGGTACATTTACAGGAGTGGGTGTTAATACACAAGAAGCTGAGAGACTAAATAACACAGAGACAATAGGAACTAACATTTCTAAAACCGTAATAGGAACCTCATTAAATATGACTGCAACAGCTGTTAATACTTTATTTGGAACCGTAACAACATTACAAACAACAGTAACAGTAATAGGTAGAGATTCAGGAGCAAGAATTACGGTACCGGTTACAATTACTAAAACTAACTAATATATAACAGATGTCATATAAAAGATTTGATCCTCAGGATGTAGTAATTAGTGCTGAATCTGTTACTTCAACAATATGGAGCAACTCAGTTACTGAGCAAGCAACCTTCATTACATCATCTACCCAGGTAGCAGGTGCATCAGGAGAGTACTATTACAACGTATACCAAACAGCAAGTAACGATTCAACAGCTGCCGTTCAATTTTCTTTAGCATACGCTGATGAAAAGGGGTCTGGTTCAGCTTATTTTAATACAGCAGTAACAGGATCAACTCCTAGTTCAACTGTCTTCGGTCAATATAGATCACTGGTATTAGCAAATGAAGAAAGCAGCTTTGTATTTGGAGACTATTCTGGTTCGTATTTTTACGCCATATCAGTTGAAAGAGCTAGATATAAAGAGAAACTACTCCCAGGTACATTAGCTTTAACACTAAAATGCCCATCAAACGCTAACGAAAGAATAGTACTAACCGATAATAGTAACCAAGTAACAACAACTACATTTTCAGATGCAGGTAGAGTTTACGACCTTGTAACAGGATCTTTAGGAAACGTTGTAACAACAGGTAACTTTAATAACAGCTCAGGCTACACCAAAGACGGTACTTATGGGTCTTACGGTAAATTCTTACCAGACGTAGGACTTATACTACTTAATGCATCGGCACTAGATGCTACAGGCTCTTTAGGAGGTATAACACTAGGAACCGTAAGAGGTAATAATGCAAATGGAGCCAATCCAGGTAAAATATTTAATGCAGTTGTAGACGGTGCTTCATTTAAACTAAATGGAGAAGAAACAATTTCTTCTAATCTAGTATTTGTTAGAGCAAGAAATGCAGAATTTAACTATTCATCAAATCCTTCTAACACAAGTGGATCTGGAGAACTAAGACACGATGTAATGATTAATAGTCCTCAATCGTATATTACGACTGTAGGTATATATAATGACAACAATGATTTATTAGCAACAGCTAAACTATCAAAACCATTATTAAAAGATTTTACGAAAGAAGCCTTAGTTAGAATAAAGTTAGATTATTAATGAATGAGTGCTTACAAAAAATTAAACAAACAAGATGTCTTTGTAACATCTTATGTAGCTCATAAGAGCTATAACGCCATCTCAGAAAGTGGCGCACCTAATGGGTTACAGACATTCGGAGTAGATACATTCTTTGCATATAGCAGCTCAGGAGAGTATTATACATCCCCCTTTGATTCTACTTCTACCCTAAACAGTAACACAAGGAATAACACCCTAGTGTTCAAAAGCATTAATCAACTATACTACTCTAATTTTATATCAGGAAGTGAAAAAGCACAGTCCGGTTCTTTTGATAATTTCCTCCAATCGGGATTTTCTACCGGATCAAGAAAACTAGATACTGAGGCTAGTATAATCTCTATACCAAGAAAGCATGTAGGTACACATATTAAACCTGGATCTTTCGTAATGAAAATATCTGGCAGCACAGCCCAACAAGCCTACTCTGGATCATTTTACGAAGGTGCAGATGGAGAGTATGTAGAAGGAGAGTATGTTCAAGAACCTTTATTAGAAGAATTAATTAGAACCGGTACAGGAAGAGAGTTTATAGATGACGGAGAAGGAAACTTAATAATATCTGCATCATCTGCATTAAACTTTACAAGTAGTTACAAATTAGGGGATGTAATATACCCTCACGGTCTTGTAATTATCACCTCAGAAAGCTCAACAAATTTAGTAAATGAGGATTTAGATATTAGCTGGAAAGCATCTCATCCTATTTATACATATAACATACGTTGTAAAGTAAAAGATCACGATCTTAATTTTACCCAACACCCAACAGCAGTGGAAGACACTGATGGTACATTAAAAGATAGTGTATTAGGAAACGAATTTAATCCTTACATTACAACTGTAGGATTGTATAATGACGCAAATGAATTATTAGCAGTAGCTAAATTAGGTCAACCATTACCAAAGTCCGGTAATACTGATATGACATTTGTAATAAAATTAGATATGTAAATTAATTAACTATGCCTGAAATCAAATTAAGAGTACTAAAAGGAAGTGCGTTAACACAGACGGAGATGGATAATAACCTTCGTTATGTTTATAACTCATCTTCTGTAAATCCACTCACAGGTGATTTAACATTACACACTTCGGAGAGCTCAAGTCCTACGAAAACGTTTAATGCATCACCATCGTGGACAAATTATAGCGGCTCTATAAACGGAAATAACATTGCATCAATTACTGGCTCGTTAGTAATCACTGAAAACATAACAGCTCAAGAATTTCACACTGAGTATGTTTCTTCATCTATTATACAACAATCGGGGTCTAGTGTATTTGGAAACGACTCTCAAGACTTACATCAATTTTCAGGTTCTATAGATGTAACAGGAAGTTTATATACCTCAGGCTCGTTTACACTAACTAATACAGGTAGCACAGCAATGACTATTAAAGATGGCCATGTAATCTTAACAGAAGTAAACGCCGTTACATACGGTAATGATACAGCAGCCGCAAGTGGTGGAGTACCAGTAGGGGGTCTTTATCGAAATGGAAACTTTGTGCAAATCAGAATAACCTAATAGTATGGCATCAACTCGCTCAAAATTAACTGGGTCACTTTATATAACAGATGACTTAGAAATAGTAGGATCAATAACAGCCTCTGAAGGCTTCCAAGGTCTTACTGATGTATTTTCTGCATCGGCACAAGTCGATCATGATAGTACACTTAATTTTGTAGCTAATGACCATATTGATCATTCTGGTGTAAGCATAACAGGAACAGGAGCATTAACAGGCGGAGGTACGATAGTAACTTCAAGAGCTATCACACTCGACACAACATCAGGAACTTTTACAGATGGAGTAGCATCAGCACTACCAACAGGAATAGTTTCATCTTCAGCTCAGATGGATACTCTGTTTAATTTAGACGGAGTAGTTTCTTCATCTGTTCAAGTAAATGCAGATACAGTTACAAATTTTGATTCAAATGTAAAAACTAAATTAGACGCCGATGGTGTTGTAAGTGGTTCTATACCAAATTCACAACTTGCAAATGATTCAGTTAGTTATGTTGCTGGTGATGGTTTGACAGGTGGAGGAAGCGCAGCTTTAGGCGCTAGTGCTACTATCAACGTTGTAGGTGGAGATGGAATTACTGCAAATGCACATGATATAGTAGTTGATGGTACAATATTAAGAAAATTAGGAGATAGTGTAATTACAAGCTCAGCTCAAGTAAACCATGATGCAACAACAAACTTTGCCTCAAATGAACACTTTACTCAAGCGAGTATTACCACGGTAGGCACAATAGGAACAGGAGCATGGCAAGGCACTATCATAGCATCAGCATACTTAGACTCAGATACAGCTCACCTAACTACAGCTCAGACATTTACAGGAGAGAAAAAATTTGCTACTGACGTTACTGTATCAGGTAGTTTAATAATATCTTCTTCAATAGGAGATAGCCCTTACGGTATGTTAGTTAAAGGAGCAATATCAGCATCAGGAGATGTTATAGCATACCAGTCTTCAGATAGAAACCTAAAAGATAATATAGTGCCAATTGAATCACCATTAGAGAAACTATCTCAAATTAATGGAGTAACATTTGATTGGAATAACAAACAAGACCTTTATACAGGCCGGGATATAGGAGTAATAGCTCAAGAGATTGAGAAAGTACTACCCGAAATAGTACAAACTCGAGAAACGGGTTTCAAAGCAGTACGTTATGATAAAATTGTCGCGTTATTAATTGAAGCAATTAAAGAGCAGCAGTTACAGATAGATGAGTTAAAAACTCGTTTATAGCGACCAATCTATAATTATGGAAAATATGCCAACAGTACCTACTTGGTCTCACCAAGGAAGGTTAATCACATCTATTTCAGACATGCCAAAAGGAACTTATGGTTTCATCTACGAGGTTTACCACAAACCAACAGATGTAAAATACATAGGAAAGAAAGTTCTTTATTTCGAAAGGAATAAAAGACTTGGTAAAAAAGCCTTAGAAGAGTTAAGATTAGAAAGAAAGGCAAAAGGAATAGGAGGAAGAACCCCAGCCAAACAAAAAGTAATAACAGAATCAGACTGGTTATACTACTACGGATCCCAGAAAGAGATACTAAAACTATCTAAAGAAGATAATGCTTCTGAGAATTGGGAGAAAAGAATACTACAGTTTGTCCCTAATAAAAAACTACTTACCTATTTTGAAACCAAACACCTAATGGTGAGTGGAGTATTGGAGGATGAATTAAGTTCTCACATCAACGATAATATCTTAGGTAAATTCTACCGCAAAGACTTTAAATAGAGCAAAGTAATACACTAGGTTTTTAGCGTGTTTATGACTGCCGCCATCGATAGCTAGTGTATTTATACGTACAGTTATTTCAAATGCATAGAGACAGTTTTTAAATATAGTAAATCTTTTACTTAGAATACATTCATAAAAGCTATTTATACTAAAGCACACAGTCCTGAAGAATGAAACTAAGTAAAATAATAAAGGAGATTAATAAAGATGAGATCAATATGATTGGTTATGATCTAAATGATCTTGAATTTGAAAATGTCAAACATATATTTCCAAAAATAACAGATGGAAATTACGGATCATCAGTAGCATTTCCCGAACCATCCGATAGTATGGTAATGATTGGAAATGAAGACTCTTTAGAACGCTGGAAAGTAGATATTAAAAGCAGATATGGTAATGTAGAAATAAGGTTCTACCCTCATGCAACAGCATGGTTCGATAAAGTAAAAGTACACGATAGTAAATTTATACAAGACAAAGAGGATTATACAAACGCCAAAGGACGTTGGCTAGATAAAGAAAGAAAAGCCGGAAAGTCATCTGGATTAGATTAAAATTGTTAATATGAAAAAACACAGAATCACATTAGGAGAAGTTCTTCAATATGATCCTGATTTTGAGAATGAGGTTGATAAAATTAAAAATCAAGGAGGAGTATATATTAGCAACAAACCATCAGGAGATTACGGAACAGTTTTTCTCTTAAACGGCAAAGCCGTAAAAGTTACTACAGATTCAGTAGAACTTGAACATGCACAAAAACTCAAAGGTA